GCTTATCCTATTTTTAAAGCATGTTTGAAGGATGAACCCACTAAATTGACTAAGGACAAGGTCAGAGTCTTTCAGGGAGCTCCTGTCGCACTTCAATTGTTAGTGCGCAAGTACTATCTCCCGGTTGCTCGAATATTGTCCATGCTGCCTTTCTTGTCTGAATGTGCTGTTGGTGTTAATGCACAGGGTCCTGAGTGGGACCAATTGGCAAAACACATTATGCGTTTTGGAAAAGATCGTATTCTTGCTGGTGATTACAGTAAGTACGACCTACGCATGCCAGCGCAGGTGATGTTCGTTGCATTCCGTATTATGATGGATATTGCGAAGGAAAGTGGTTACACCGATCGAGACTTAATTGTCATGGAAGGTATTGCCACAGACATTTGCTATCCGTTGATGGCTTACAATGGAGATTTGATTCAACACTATGGGTCTAATCCTTCGGGACAAAACCTTACAGTGTATATCAATTCTATTGTGAATGCTCTTCTTTTCAGGTGTGCATACTATCACATTACGAAGGATCGTGAGAACGTCCCAGAGTTTCGTGAAGTATGTTCACTCATTACATATGGTGATGACGCGAAAAGTTCTGTTCATAAGAACTTCCCAGAATTTAATCACATAGCTGTGGCAAAGTTCTTGGAAGAACGTGACATGAAATTCACAATGCCTGATAAAGAATCTGAACCTACAACGTATATGACGGACGAAGAGGCAGATCTGCTCAAACGCGCTAACGTGTATAGTGAGGATACAGGGATGATTATGGGTGCACTTGATGAAGATTCTATCTTCAAGAGTCTCCATGCAGTCCTTAAATCCAAAGCTATTACACGTGAACAACAAGCCATGCAGAATATTGATGGCGGTTTACGCGAATGGTTTTCCCATGGTAGGGAAACCTATGAAAAGCGGCGTGAGCAAATGAAGGAAGTTGCTAATCGTGCTGATATCATTCACGGCTGTGCTGGTCTTCATGAAACATATGATGACAAGTTACA